GAGTGGCGTGAATATGATGAGATGGAGATGGAATGATGAACAAACGAATTCAAAAACTTTTTAACGAGGCTGGTTTTCATCAGCCGGAAATGGAACGACTTGGTATTGAAGACAAGTTTGAAAAGTTTGCCCTGTTGATTGTTCAGGAATGTATAGACATCGTCAGTCCCTATGCTGTGAGGATGGACGACTTTGATGGTGGGCATCCAATCGCAGATTTGAAGAAACATTTCGGAGTTGAATCGTGACCAATCAAGAATTGATAGATACTTTGAAAAAGGCCAGTGAAAGTCAAGATAACATTGCTCTACAAATGTTATTGATTATGGCGGCAGAACGAATTGAACGACTTCACGCATCATTATACGGAGATAAGGAATGAATTATATCGAATGTCCCCAATGTGGTAATCGAGAACCAGCATACGATTATGCTCACCTTTGCGGGCCTCTGGAAGTTAAACAGGCAGATCCCGTTCGACAAGCATTTGAAACTGTATGCTATCCCAACTTTGGAGTGTCATCGGGACATAGCCTACGACGCCGAGCCAGTGGCGAATATGTCAGTGATAGTTTAGAAGATCATTGGCAGACTTTTCAGGAAGGTTGGGAAGAGGCTATAAACTACTTGAAAAATAAAGATAATCCCAGTTATACTGACATTATCAGTGACGGAGGCCGGGATCCAAGATGAACGAACGAATCAAACAACTATTGGGGCAGGCATACGATGAAGCAGTGCCCGAAACTTGGACTACGCTATCTTCCGAACAACAAGGGAGAGTGTATGAAAAGTTCGCCGAGTTGATTGTTAGGGAATGTATTGATTGTCTGAAACCGTTGAGCAGAAATCATAGTATGGTAGGTGCTGCTCAAGATACTATCAGAGAACATTTCGGAGTTGAAGAATGAACGAGATTGGTTTGGCACTGCTGGCCTGTTATGTGATAGGTTTTGTCACTGGTTTTGTTTGGGGCTGGCCTAAGAATTAGGATTAGAAGAATGAACACTATTAGATTATGTAAGAGAGAAGTAGAACGAATTCGAGAACTGTTTGATACCATACATCAAACCGGTAATGTTGGATTTGTCACTCTTACTCAAGACGCAGAAGACTCTGGTATTGGCTATGAACTTAGAGCCACCTTCCAGATCACTCACAAGGACACAGATGGTGAATTTACTGTGACCATAACTGACCACAGAGATTGGTAATATGAATGAACGATTGAGACAACTTGTTAAGCAGAGTCGCATTGATGTCTATGCCTTAGGCACAGATAATACCAAGTGGGAGGCCGCTGTCAACAGGTTTGCTCAATCACTTATACAAGAGTGCCTGCTCAGCCTCGAACCCGACCCTATGGCACCAGAGATAGATTATGCTGTGGAAGAAAAGTTCTATCGTCGCAGTGCTGAAAAAATTAAACGACATTTTGGAGTGAAATAATGGCTTATATTATACGCGACAACGAAATTGTACCCATCGCTATCCCACAGGGTCGGCGTGTTAAAATCGGTTCAAACTATCGAGCACCACTACAGAACCATATCGCTACTGACCAACTTTGGATACAGGATGTGTTTACATTCAGTCAAATTCCCTACTATGCTGTACGATTCCGATTTGAAAAGTATTTGGTACAAGCATCAACTTGGCTAGGCATCGTGGTAATGTTTGGCATGATTGGTAGATACTTACTAGGAGCACCCAACTAATGTCCGACCAAGAGAATCAACAAGCCTTAGACAATCCCAGACCCGGTGACTATTGGCACGAGCGATTCAGTCCCTACTTTGTCATAGTCAACCAGGAAGGCGATCAATTCCGTGTGCTGAGTTGTATGGGTGGCCCGCATCACTATCTGCGTAAGGATGAACTCAACGCCAGAATCGAACTCGACCGGGATCATTGGGCTTTTGACTACAGCAAAAGCATGTTGGTAGATCGTGAGTGGATTCGACGGGCCGTGACCTATGGTAGCATTGATGGCTTTGTGGCAGATGTGGTTAGGACAGAAAAAACAGCGCTCATAGTCGCAGAATGGCGTGACTGGTATCAACGCGATATGAGAAAAAAGATTGATGAACTTGAACAGCAGTGGGCCGACTTTACAGGTTGGACTGCGTTGACCGCACCGGAGACTGCATGATGTCACAGCCTAAAGCCGATGTTATCTATCGACAAATCTATGATAAGCAAATTAGTCTAGCGGAGTTCAAAATTTGGCTAAGTAAAGAGTTGCAGGCTGCATACGATCAAGGTGTACGCGACGCTGATGCACCGCCTAGTTATGATGATGTTTCACGGAGCCAATATGACTGACATCAATGACAACATTCGACACCTTTGGAATCAAGCTGCGTCAAGCCATCGTCAAGAGTCTACTAGTTGGGCTACGCAACAAAGTTTCCTAACTAGATACACCGAACTGGTCATACAGGAGACTCTACGCATGATACCAGACCGCGGAGCTCACAGTGATGGTAATGTCTTATGCCATCGCATTGCTAACCATTTTGGATTCAGATATGACCCAGCTGATAAAAAACATAGCAGATAAAACTCACTTTACTGTGGCTGACAGCCCAATCTGGCGTGCCAAAGTTCAGGAATACAGTCAAGCCATTGTCACCAGCTGCGTAGATCAGATTTCGGATCTGCGTGGTTATAGTGGAGTAGGCACAGATGGTGATCCTTATGATACAGCGTCATGGAATGCGGCCTTAACTGCTGCGGCTAATTTAATTAAAACTAGATTTGAGATTGACACTAAGCGATAAGTACATTTTTTGGAGGCATTATGGATGCAGTTATTTTAAAAATTGAAACCAATGAACGAGGTATGCCAGAGGTACATTATACAGTGACCGGACGAGTCGCAGAGCCGTTAGCAGAAAGTGCAGATAGATTTGGTGAGAGCGTTTACAAAGCTGTAGGCCAAGAAGTATTTAAGGCTGTGCATCGAGCACTACAAGAATTTAAAGCCAATGTCTAAGCGTATTATTGAATTAGCTAAAGAAGCTGGTGTACTGCGTACAGAATACGCAGCACCACGCTACGGTATTCACAGTGAACCTGCCTTAGCTGATATTAAGCGTTTAGTAGAACTAGTGGTAGAAGATTGTGCTAGACAGGTAGATCACATTGCCTGGAGCGGTCGCGGCACACTTGGCACTTTTCTGAGATCAAGGTATGACTTAGAATGATCACCACATATTTGTTATTGGTCTGGAGCCTAGTCGCAGTGGAGCCAAATTTTAGACGCAGCATACAGCATCATGAATGGCGTGTAGTATATGAGTTCCAAACTGAAAAAAGTTGTCAGGATGTGGGCAGAGCCATGGTCGCAGACGAAACTAAATTTAAGTGTATACCAGTACGATGAGTAAACCAGAAGATAAGATTAAGACGTCAACACGACGCCATAGAGATGATGCCGCAGTTAATCGTCAAGTTGCGATAGCAAAGTCACATGGTATGCCTGTCAAGGAGCCACATAAACTAGCTAAACATCATGCCATGAACTGTGGTGACCCTAAATGTATAATGTGTAGTAATCCAAGACGCATGTTTAAGGAACCTACCCAACAAGAACGCAGACTATTTCAGGACTTAGATACACCAAATGACAAACACAGCAACGGACTACCGCCAAGGGAAGAAGTTTAGGCCTAGGCAGTTTTTGTGGGGATTTAGGGTCAAGCATCCAGTGAAAATCTCCCACTATAACTACAGACCTTATTTTGATTTGACACTCAAAAACTATTTACATTACGTATTTTCTGTGCTACACTACCGGAGTAGTCACGCACCTGAGCCAATTCAGCGAAAATGGCGTAGAGCAGCGACTCGTTTTGAACAGCAACACAGAAAGGTCTTATAATGTCAAAAACATGGATTTGGAGTGACCAGCACTTCGGACACGAAAAAACCTGTACCGTATTCAAGCGGGCAGATGGTACTCCACTCAGGCCTTTTGCTTCGGCAGAAGAAATGAATGAAGTCATGATTGCTCGCAACAACGAACGGGTTAGTCCAAACGACCGTGTGTACTACCTTGGTGATGTTGTAATCAATCGTAAGTTCCTTAAAATTCTTGACAGACTCAACGGACGCAAAGTGCTTATCAAAGGCAACCACGACATCTTCAAACTTGATGATTACGCGGCTTACTTTGATGACATTCGTGGGTACCATGTGCTCAATGGCATGATCTTTAGTCATGTGCCTGTGCATCCAGAAAGTCTTGCTAGGTTTGGCTGTAATATTCATGGGCACCTTCATGCCAATCGTGTGCGTAGACCAAAAGGGATTGATCGTCTTGGTACCAGTCCTTGTGTAGAATACAGTGATGAGATTGACCCCAACTACTACAATGTGTCAGTTGAGTGTACAGATTTTGCACCAATTACTCTGGAAGATCTTTACGAGAGAATTCAAGCACAAGGCGGACATGTTGGCTTCCGAAATGGCAACGGAGTCCAAGGCGTAGATTAAGCAGTATTGCCCCCTTAGCTCATGCATGGTTAGAGCAGCGGACTCATAATCCGTTGGTGCGCGGTTCGACTCCGTGAGGGGGCACCAATTTATTTGATATGATACCATTTGAACTTTCAACACTAGCACATACTTGGTTTATAGACATTGACGGAACCATACTAAAACACGAAGGACTCTGGGAAGATGGACACGATAGCCTGCTGCCCGGCACCCTAGAATTCCTTGCCAGCATACCCGAACAAGATGTAGTAATCTTTACCACAGCCAGAGAAGAATACTTTCGTGAAGCCACCATGGTTGAACTAGCGAGACTTGGTATAAATCGGCATGACCATATTATATTCAACTTGCCCGTTGGTGAACGTATTGTGGTAAATGACATCAAACCCACCGGACTGCTAACAGCCATAGCTTGGAATGTCAGCAGAAATCAGGGGTTTCTGGATCCTAATGATAAGTAAGGGTATATACCCACGAGGATTCAATGTTACACCTAATTCGAGATTACGCAGATAGGTTTTTCAGCTTTCTGCTGGAAGATCCTGTTCGTCCCCAAATTCCTACCGAACAACGAGTAGGCTCAAATAGAGCCATATTCGTACTACACGAAGAAGATCGTGTAGATGCCATAACCTGTGTAAGTTATCAAAATCGTGTACCCGAACGTGAAGCTGAATTATTTGCACCCGGTGACCCAACCATAGCAGTGTTCTACACAATATGGAGTTATCGTCCTGGTGCTGGGCGTCAGCTTATCCTCGACAGTGTCGATCGCATACGTCAAGACAATCCTCACATCCAGCGTTTTATTACTCTCAGTCCAAAGACCGACATGGCTAGAAAATTCCACCTACGCAATGGTGCACTAATCTGTCAGGAAAATCACGAAACTGTAAACTACGAATATTTGCTTGACAACATCAGATAAAAGTTATATAATCATTAAGGTTTTTCAGGAGCTAGAATGAAAAGAGTACTACAACAACGCGATGCATACAGTTTACATTTGGAGATTGTGCCCATTGGTGATTTCAACATGGTCAAGTTTGAAACCTTGTATGCCGAAGCCAAAATGCCTGACCAACCATATACTAAAATGGAAATGTACTTGACTGATCGCGAACTAGAAAACCTCGCCACATATATAAGTAATTACATAGAACATGGAGCCTAACATGATTACGGTGACCGAATCAGCCGCAAGACAGATTCAACAAGTACAAGTAGAAGAAAACACCACCAGTCCCTTGCGTGTATTTGTGCAAGGTGGTGGATGCTCAGGCTTTACTTATGCTTTTACTTTTGAAGACGGTCCACCAGCACAGGACGATTTTATAATTGAAGCCCCTGACGGAGTTAGAGTTTTGGTAGATGCCATGAGCATGAACCTGCTGTCGGGAGCTGAAATAGACTTCAAGCGTGATCCGATGAGCAGTCAGTTTGTAATTCGTAATCCAAATGCTTCGGCTACCTGTGGATGTGGTAGCAGTTTCAGCGTATGATCTGGGAAGCAGTGGTAGACTATACCCGTAATAACTATCGCCGTCGCCACACGGTTCAAGTAGAAGCGGAAAGTTTTCAACAAGCTAGAGACAAGCTATTGGCCGAATATGGTCCTGAAAGCATAAACATAGGACCTAGACAAGTACCGGAGGAACCAAATGTACAGTGATCGTGTATTAGACCACTATGAGAATCCGCGCAATGTTGGATCTTTCGCACGAGAAATCAAGCGGGTGGGCACAGGCATGGTTGGAGCACCGGCCTGCGGTGATGTTATGAAACTGCAAATACAAGTAGATGAATCGGGCATTATCACAGATGCAAAATTTAAGACCTATGGTTGTGGTTCAGCAATTGCTTCAAGTTCACTGGTCACTGAATGGGTCAAAGGCAAAACGCTTGACCAAGCAGGCACAATTAAAAACACAGAGATTGCACACGAACTCGCGCTGCCACCAGTTAAGATACACTGCTCTATCTTGGCCGAAGATGCCATAAAAGCTGCCATAGCAGACTTCAAAAGTAAATATCAGGATGATCAACATGAAACCAATTCAACAGAAAATCGATGAAGAACTCAAAAAAATAAAAGATATGCCAGTTCTACCCAAGGTAGAAGATGATCAAATTGAATGGTATGATCACGAAAATACCATGGCATCTTCATATAAGTTAGACGATTGGATCATTCAACCCTTAGACTTGGCAAACCTTACACCATTGCTCAACTCAGTGAGTTTGAGCGGTACCGGTGGTAGCAGTACATACAGTCTTGGTGCCACTGGAGGCTCATTATATAACTATAATAATACTAACTATACGTTCAATACAGCAGCAATGGGTGCTTCGGGCCACCTCGGAACCGGCGGAATACACATTTCCGAAGGTTCAGACATCACCATTGGTGAACGCAGCCTACTGAAGACCTTGGATAAGATAGAACAAAGATTAAGTATCTTGGTGCCGGATCCTAAAAAATTAAAACGCTACGAGGCGCTTAAACAGGCCTATGAACATTATCAAACCCTTGAGGCCTTATGTTTAGAAGAACCACAACAGGACAATAAATGAATTTAGACTTAGTTAGAGCACAGTTTGCCCAACATAAAATTGGTCAAATGCAATTAGATCCTTATGGGTTTTGCAATGCTCGATGTTGGTTTTGCCCAGTCAAATATAAAGGAAATCCTGAACACGCTCGAGAACATATGAGTGTGGATTTACTTTATAAGATAATCAGCAACTTAATACAAGAACGCGACAGACCTGACGGATTAGTCGGTCCTGGGTTCAGAGGATTTTACACCGCTCACTACAACGAAGTTTTATTATATAGACATTTTGAAGACCTGTTGCGTATCTGTCAAGAGTTTAATCTTTGTTTTATGGTATTGTCCAATGGCATTCCACTGACTCCAGAAAAAGCTGATTTGATTGGCCGATACCCTGGTGTAGTAAACGGTATCTGTTTAAACATTCCTGCCTTTGAGCCCGAGCTGTGGAGTCGAAGAGCAGGTATGAATCAAAAACTTTTTGATCGTTTGGTGTCGAATGTACGCTACGTAATACAAAAATTTCCCCAAATGGTTCAAATGAAAACTTTTAGTATTCAAGTCAATGGCAGTAATGATCACAGTTGGCTTGATCGAGGAGGTTGGCTAACCAAAGGTCCAGAGTTTCCGGATGACATGGATCTTACTCCGGGCACTGGCGAGTTGGCCACTCAGGCTCAACTAGCAAGAGAATTATTCCCCAGTGTGCAAGTTTTTGAAGTACCTAGCTTGATAGACCGTGCCGGCAGTCTTGATCATGTTATGACCAACAAAGATGCTATCGTAAAATTTTTACAAAAAGGTGATGCAACTAAAAAAGTCATAGGTTGTGGTAATGGCTTTGAAATTGGTGGCCGTCCTGTGGGCTGGATACACATTAATTCCATTGGACAAGCATTTTTGTGTTGTAATGATTATGACATGGATGTGGTAGTAGGCGACTTTAAAACCCAAGAGTTGAGAGATTTTTGGGGTACAGAAGCACATGTTCAGCGCATAGCAGATTCGTATGAAACAATCTGCAGAACCTGCGCCAGCGCTCATTTTGAGGCATAGCATGAAACAACTTCGATTTGTTTGTGCTCAACCTGCCATCGATTACTACAGTTGGCAAGTAGAAGTTATGTTGAATAACTTTATGGACATGGGGGTTAATTTAAATTACATTGATGTGGTTTGTAAATTAGAGACTGATCGAGTACCAGAAAACTGGGATAAGCTACGTAGAAATTATGCAGCTAGATTTTTCTTTTACCGTGATACCAGAATAACCCGGAACTATATCAGTAGTATTAGGCCAAATATCTTAAAACAACATTGGCAAGCTAATCCACATTTGGTATCCGAAGCAATATTTTATCATGACTGCGACATTGCATTTACTCGACCAATTCGTGAGTGGATCACTGATGCCATGTTAGCAGATAACAAGTGGTATGGTTCTGACTGCCGGTGGTACATAGCACACAGTTATATTCGTAGCAAAGGTCAGGATGTTGTGGACAAAATGTGCGAAATAACCGGTTTGCCTGAATCTTTGATTGAACAAAACGAATTAAACGCCATTGGTGCTCAGTACTTAATGAAAAACATCGATGCTGACTATTGGGCTCAAGTTGAGCGTGATTGTGAAGAATTGTTTCATCAAGTCAGTGCTTTAAATCAACGTAAAAAAGCAGCAGACCCTGGGCATCATGAATTACAAATTTGGTGTGCGGATATGTGGGCAGTGCTTTGGGGAGCATGGCGACGGGGATATGAAACTGAATGTCATCCAAACTTTGAGTTCAGTTGGGCCACCGGCACTGCTGCTGAGTACCAACGCTGTAATATTTTTCACAATGCCGGCGTGACATCCAATCGAGAAGGTAGATTTTATAAAGCCGAGTACATGCATAGACATCCCTACGATGATGAGTTAGAGATTCGCCAAGACACAGGAAGTTGGCATTATTGGCAGTTGATCAAAAGTGTAGGCCGAAAATCAGTTTTGAAATAAAGTTGACAAGTCTACCCAATTAGTGTAAAATTAACACATGAACCTAGCTATAACTTTGGATAACTCCGATCGGGCAACTCGAGCAGCCACATGGTGTAAACGACGCCGAATAGACTATGACATGGAATACTGGGGGTGGCCTAGTAATACCAAATACCGATTTATTTTCAAGCGAGAAAACGATATGTTAATTTTTAGTTTAAAGTGGGCATGATATGGACACACAAGACTTCATTGGTATTTTGGTCAACGCTATTGTGTTTTTCTTAATCTACAAGATAGGACAAATGAGTATATTATTAAAACTAGGACAAGAAAATCGCAGCCAAATTCAGAAACAACTAGAACAGGTTAGACTAACAGGTCAACGTCCAGTGATCACAGTTGAGGAAATAAACGGTGTATACTATGCTTATGACGGTAATGATTTCCTGGCACAAGGGGAAACCGCTGATGAAGTAGGTAGATCCATTGCTCAAAGATACCCAAACAAATACAAATTAGCTGAAGTTAAAATCAAAAACTAACTTCCAGTGAGGTTATTGTTTCACCAAACCCATAAATAACAGATAAGGAGATTCATGGCTAAAGAGGATAATACATTACGATTATCAGGCACAGTTGCAGAAGTATTGCCAAATGCAATGTTTAGAGTAGTGTTGGAGAATCAGCATCGTATTACTGCGTACTTAGGTGGTAAAATGCGAAAAAATGACATAAAAATCATTGCAGGCGACAGTGTAGAAATCGAAATGAGTCCTTATGATATGACCCGCGGACGGGTAATATATAGGAAAAGATAAGTGGATATTAGACAAACGTTAGATCTATTAGAAAGCAAGGCCGGTTCTAAGTTAGAACTCAAGGATCTTCGTTATGCAAAAAATGCACTTAGCCCGGTACTTAGTTCTAAAAATATTGAAAATCACTACAATAAATTAGCACGTGGTTATGTGGATCGTTATAACGACAACGAAGGCGATCGCACCTTTAATGAAGCCGGAGCTTACCTACATAATTTATGGTTTGAACAATTTACCAGTCCAAAAACCACCAATCGTCCCACCGGAGCAGTTGCAGCCATGATTACAAAAAAGTATGGTGGATTTGGCGAATTCAAAGAAGCCTTTGCTAAAGCTGCTATGGGTATACAAGGGTCAGGTTGGGTATACCTCAGCAAGAATGGTGAAATCAAAACCATTCGCAATCATGTCAAGCGTTCAGACATCAAATTACTAGTTGATTGGTGGGAACATGCTTGGTATATGGATTACGGCACAGACAAAAAGAAATATCTCAACAACATTTGGCGTATCATCGACTGGAACGTAATTAACAGTCGTTAAACGGATATTGTATGTGGTTTGGATATTTAACTCTGGCGGTAGCCTTTTTCCTCAGCGTAGTAGCAGCCTACTATAGTGTACTTGGCTTAGTAGCTATATTTTCTGCCGCTGTGATTCCTGTTATGATCATGGGTGGCGCCCTAGAAACCGGTAAAGTCATCGCGGCCATGTGGCTACATAGAAATTGGGATCGTGCACCATGGACCTATAAAGCCTACTTATTACCCAGTTTATTAGCACTTATGCTATTAACCAGCATGGGCACATTTGGTTATCTAAGCAAAGCACATAGCGATCAAAGCCTAGTGTCTGGTGATGTACAAAGTAAAATAGCCATATATGATGAAAAGATTCGAATATCAAGGGAGAATATCGATGCTAATAGGGCAGCACTTAAGCAGTTGGATGCAGCAGTGGACCAAATTATGGGGCGCTCAACGACAGAATCAGGTGCGGAAAGATCAGTACAGATTAGACGACAACAGGGTCCAGAGCGTCAAAGGCTTATCCGTGAAATTGAAGCCGAGCAAAAGAAAATTAGTAGCCTTAATGAAGCGAGAGCTCCAATTGCTGCGGAAGTTAGAAAGGTCGAAGCCGAAGTTGGTCCGATTAAGTATATAGCAGCATTGATCTATGGTGACAATCCCGAATCCAATCTATTAGAATCTGCTGTACGTTGGGTTATTATCCTGATTGTCGGTGTATTTGATCCATTGGCTATAGTGTTGATCTTAGCTGGAACTAGACATCTTGAATGGGAACGTGCAGCCAGACTACCAAAGCCAGTGCCTGAGTCTGTGGTTGAACAAGTTGATCCTACTACAACAACCACCAGTACCAGTACGACGACTACTACTAGTACCACAACAACTACGCAACCACCGCCGGTGCCGCAACGATACCTGGATAAACCTGGCACTTGGTTTAAATGGTCACCGCTGGCTACTACAACTACCAGCTCAACAACCAGTACCACCACTAGCACAACTACTACCACTTCAACAACTACCACAGCAGCACCACTTCCTACTTACGAAATCATTGGTGATGAGTTTATTATCATCGACAACGATAAACCAGTACATTATTCAGTTATCAAAGACCGTTATCCTGAGATTTATAATCGCGTTATAGAATTAAGACAGCGTCAAACCATTCCAGACGCATCATTTGGTGAAACATTTCCAAAGAGACCAATGAAGGGTCACATGCATGTCTACACTGGTACTTTACCTAGTAAACTGTATAAATTTAATGGACAAACCTGGATAGAGGTTGACAAAAGCATCAGCGATTCGTATACTCACAATGAAGCTTATATTAAATATTTGATCTCACAGGTTCAACAAGGTATATTAACCATTGATGATCTCACCGAAACTGAACAAACTTACATGAAAAATTTTTTAGAAAATGACCAGTCGACTAATAACACCACCGGATAAACTACGTTCGCCGAATAACTTTCTTATTTGCAATGCTGTAGATGAAGATGTTGATCAACTAGTAATGTATCTCAAAACATGCCCACGCACTTATGATATACATCTTTATCACAGTGGTATGGAATCTGCGCTGGAATGGGTCAATGATCTGGCTCGCGAAGTTGAAACCGTGATCATAAATGAAAAGTTCTATGCAATACTGGATTCCAAGCTACAAGATATTTTAGAACTACGGCAACAAAGTATTGTATACTACGGCGAATCCAATAATCATTTGAATTTGGTAGATTATTTTATCAGCATAGAAAATAGCTGATTTGACACTGACAGAGAAATCTTGTATAAATAAACATATAAGATGCTCAAAGAGGTCTTATAAATTCTTGCTTAACATAAGGAGATAATTATGAGCAAAGTTATCGGTATCGATCTAGGTACCACCAATAGTTGCGTGGCAGTTGTAGAAAATGGTACTACTCGAGTACTAGAAAATGCCGAAGGCGCAAGAACCACTCCCAGTATTGTTGCTTACACTGACTCAGAAGTTTTAGTTGGTGCACCAGCAAAACGCCAAGCAGTAACCAATCCTAAAAACACAATTTATGCCGCAAAGCGTCTAATTGGTCGCCGCTTTGAGGAATCAGCAGTACAGAAAGACATCGATCTCATGCCTTACAGCATTGTTAAAGCCAACAATGGTGATGCTTGGATTGAGGCTAACGGCGAACGTATGGCACCACCACAGGTCAGTGCCGAAGTACTGCGTAAGATGAAAAAGACCGCAGAGGACTACTTAGGCCATGATGTTACCCAAGCTGTTATTACTGTTCCGGCCTATTTTAATGATAGTCAGCGTCAAGCTACTAAAGATGCTGGCCGTATTGCTGGCTTGGAAGTTCTTCGCATCATTAATGAACCGACTGCTGCCGCGTTGGCTTACGGAGTTGATAAGACGGATAAAGCGGATCGTAAGGTAGCTGTATACGACTTGGGTGGTGGTACATTTGATGTATCAATCATTGAGATCTCCAATGTAGATGGCGACAAGCAAATCGAAGTACTTAGCACCAATGGTGACACGTTCCTGGGTGGCGAGGACTTTGACCAACGCTTGATGGACCACTTGATTGACGAATTCAAAAAGGAGCAAGGTGTTGACCTGAGCAAAGATGTGCTAGCCCTACAGCGTTTAAAAGAAGCTGCTGAAAAGGCCAAGATTGAATTGTCAAGCACCAACAGTACCGCAGTGAACTTGCCTTATGTCACTGCTGATGCCGCGGGTCCCAAGCACATGAATATCAACATCACTCGTGCCAAGTTGGAAAGCCTGGTTGATGAGTTGATTCAGCGCAGTGTAGGCCCATGTCAAACAGCCATGAAAGATGCCGGTGTCTCAGCTGGTGACATTGACGAAGTTATCCTGGTAGGTGGTATGACCCGTATGCCCAAGGTACAGGAAACTGTAGAGCGGTTGTTTGGTCGTGCTCCACGTCGAGACGTGAACCCAGACGAAGCTGTGGCAGTTGGCGCTGCTATTCAAGGTGCTGTACTAGCTGGCGATCGTAAGGATGTACTACTACTTGATGTGACTCCGCTTAGTTTAGGGATTGAGACCCTGGGCGGGGTAATGACCAAGGTTATTCAAAAGAACACTACCATTCCTACCAAACACAGCCAAGTATTTTCCACAGCAGAACACAACCAACCTGCTGTGACTATCAAGGTATTCCAAGGTGAGCGTGAAATTGCTGTACACAATAAATTGCTAGGTGAGTTCAACTTAGATGGCATTCCACCAGCACCAAAAGGACAGCCACAAATCGAAGTCACGTTTGACATTGATGCCAATGGTATTCTCAAAGTACGTGCAGCAGACAAGATGACAGGTAAGGAAAACAATATCACCATCAAGGCCAGTTCAGGCCTAACGGAAGCAGAAATCCAACGCATGGTAAAAGATGCCGAAGACAATGCCGAAGCTGATAAGAAAGTTGTTGAACTAGTCGGTGCTCGTAATAGTGCAGACAGTCAAATTGATTTTGTACGCAAAGACTTTGATGAATATAAATCAAAGCTGCCCGAAGAAGAAGTTAAGAAAATCCAAGAAGCGATTGCAGCACTTGAGGAAGCCAAAAAGGGCGACGACCCAGAAGCTATCCGTACCAAGATTTCAGACATGATGCAGTCAACTAATGAGTTGTATCGCATCAAGAGCGAAGCTGAAAAGGCAGCAGCCGAAGCTGGACCTGCAGAAAACCAACAAGAAAATGTTGTTGATGCAGAGTTCACTGAAAAACCTGCCGACGACAAGAAGTAATTACCTGGTGTGAAGGGGAATGCCGTATTACGGGTTCCCCACTCAATACTTGCTTATGAAAGGAGAACAAAATGAGTACACTAACACTAAAAGCCTTTGACATTCCTACCATTGCTCGTTATAGCGTTGGTTTAGACGAACTGTTTGACACATTGAGTCGCAGCGTCAATGCCGGGTCTAACAGCAACTATCCACCATATAACATTATTCGTTATGACGACAATCGTTATAGTGTGGAATTAGCAGTGGCTGGTTTCAAAGAAGATGAAGTTGAAATTACCACGCACGAAGGATATCTTACCGTTGAAGGCCAGCAAAAGATCAAAACTGGTGAGCTAGATGGTCCTGTATACCTGCATCACGGTATCAGTAAACGCGACTTTCGCAAGACCTGGCCATTGGGCAATCATGTTGAAGTCACTGGTGCCAACATTGTTGATGGTATATTGACCATCAACTTAGAACGTCGTGTTCCGGAAGAAATGAAGCCCAAAAAGATTGCTATAGGCAGCAAGAAACGTTAAACTACATGTGGGGGCTATGTCCCCCACAACTCAGGAGATATAATGGGCACTGATACTGTTGTAAAAACTCGACCCGTGGTCGAAGTTAAAGAACCGCCATTATTTAAAGTAATCTATGTCAATGACGAAGTGACCACAATGGAATTCGTTATTGCCAGTCTGGTAGAAATTTTTGATATGTTGCATGCCGATGCCGAAGAAATCACAATGAAAATTCACAGCGATGGCTCAGCAGTGGTAGCAGTATTGCCATATGAAATTGCAGAACAAAAAGGCATTGAAGCCAGTGTTATGGCCAAACGCAATGGCTTTCCCTTGGTAGTTAAATTGGAAGCCGACGAATGAAAGATGCACGTACACTAACTGATGAAGAACTAGAATCTTGTGTAAATGGCTCAACCAATATCGCCATGCTACGTGAGATCTTAACTAAACATAGTGTAGTAGATGAACAAGGTTGGATTGATCCCGAAATATTTGCCGATTGGTTTGCTGCTGGCATTGAAGGATTTATAGATGCTGTACCCGACACAGATGAGTGGCAAGCGGCCTACGACACAAACTGGAATTGGGGATACGACATAGGTGACAACATCAACAGCTATATCAGTGACAATTTTAAAGATGAGTAATTACGGCGCATATAATCGAGCCTCAGCGAAGCCGGCTGGTACTCTTGGTTCTGTAGTAGAAATTAAAACTCGATCATCCACAATCAAACCACCTGTAAAGAAAATGAACATTATTAAACGACTTTTTATTCGAGCAGTTGCATGGGCACATGAACATCGTCATGCATACAGAGACGGCGAACAACCAAAACCCATACTGGACTCAGGATCTCACACACCAGACACCCATCCTTTGCGTCTACAAATTTGGTATGCACAAGGTGGTATTGCCATTGAAACTGCTAGCTACGATCGTAGATCAGACGAAAATCGTAGACAATTGTTTATAATTCCTGAGACTGCTAACTTACCAGAAGAGCTAGACAGAATTTTAACCTTAGCAAATTTATCAAGAGCCTAATATGACCTATGAATGGAAAGACGAAAGCGCCACAGTAAAACATTTCTACCGTGTCACAGATGGTCGTATACTAGGCACCGTATGGCAGTACGTAAACAATAATGCAATTTGGTGTAGCAAAATTCTAGAGGATGAATTTCCTTATACTAACGCCAGTGAAAAACATATTGGACACTATGTCAGCCAAGAACATGCTCGTCGTAGTGTAGAACATTACTGGAACGTTCAAGACCGTACCCTGATCACACAATGACTACCGCTGTAATGCTGGACCTAGAAACGCTAGGAACCAGACCCGACACAGTGATAATGACTCTGGGTGCAGTCAAATTTGATCCTTTCAATCCAGATCGTGAACCAGGACCTGGGATCTATCTACGTATGGACATCGAAGAGCAACTCGCACTAGGTCGTACTGTGGACGATAGTACCATAGAATGGTGGGCGCAACAGGATCCTAGAGTACGTGCTGAAGCATGGGAAGATGGCGACCGTAGCAGCATACAGGAGTTGAAACGAGAACTTAATCGTTTCTTAGTAGGAGTAGGCGACATATGGTGTCAGGGCCCGGTATTTGATATAGCCATCCTTGAGGACCTATATCGCAGTCAAAAGTGGGGGTTCCCATGGTATTTTTGGCAAATTAGTGACTCTAGAACCTTGTTTAAGGTACACGGTGATCCTAGAGTCAAAGGCAGAGACCAAGCACACAATGCCTTATTAGATTGTGTGTACCAAGCTCAAGCAGTGCAAAGCATATATCATCGATTAAAACTACAGCCCAGATAAATCCCAACCCATAATAAATACTGAATATTATGGGATTTAGGGATGACATATTCGTTCGAAAAGTACAATGACATTCTATTAGATGCCTTCAAAGGCAATCAGCGCAGCCAAGAATTAGCTAATAAGAAGCTAAGTATCTTGCAAGATCTAATAGATAGTCAAAACCTAGAAGTACAATCAATTTTATTTCTTGGGTTCAGTCCAAGTATGCTCAACATGAACATTCCTATGTCTATCAGCTATGTTAGTCAGGATGTTAGAGATTATTTAGACAGTTGTAATGTCAAGTATAATTACATTGACCCAGCGAACTTGACTAATCATAAGTCAGATGTCACAGTGGCCTTTGACGAATTTTTAACTTTTGCTGATTCAGACAGTGAACAAAAACGTCTAGTGGAACTATTGTGCAGAATTACCAATCATTGTATCATAACTACACTGCGTGATTATAAAAATCAAGATTTCAAAGATAGAGAATTTAGTCAACCATTGGTTATACGTGACGATCATACTAAAAAGATTTATTTTGAGCACTATGAATACACAGCGTCTGATCGCAATAGTTATACTGGTACCAATTATATCATTGTTGACGACGGCGTGATTGTAATCGGGCCATTTGACCGACGTAATATGTTTTTTAAACAGTTGGCCAAATTTGGTTTAGATTCTGGTGCTAGTAATTTCCTAATACACAAGAATCTCATGCACAAGAGCATAGTTAAAAAGAGCTATGAGCATATTATCACAATCAAACTATGAGCATTGATCAAACAGCTGAAGTCATAATAGAAAATCTTTCGCAAGAATATATTGATGCACTGATTCAACGTGTATGTGACATGCTGGCCAATCATGCACGTACAGAAATCGCTAATCTAAATATCAAATCTCAAATCAATACCATGGTAGCAGACACTGTGGATCGTGCAGTATCGGCATATTTTTGGCCTGACAGCAGCAGCGCACCAACTTTAGATGTAGGTATTGTGGAAAAATTAGCCAATGAGTTTCACAATAAAACCGATTTATTTCTTAATCACCTCACAGGTCGTATACAATCTGATGTGATACGCGACATTAGAAATTACATTTCTACTAGAGACTATGTTGAATTTGTTAATTCTACTACATCAAATACTATAAAACAAACCATTGAGCAAGGAACCTACAACTTTCCTGCCAAGACCATACCAGCCAGTGCTGTTCGCACCGAAGATATTCAGCTGTCAGCTGAACAAATCGTCAAAGGTCGTCATCAAAACTTTATCAGTGCCGGCATTGAAGATCAAGCAGCAGAAAGAAAGTTAATTATCAAAAACGACCGTGTGGTCATTGCTGGTGATTTAGAAATACAAGGGCAAATCAACAAATCCACCTTAGACAATATAGTATCTAAAGCAGCTAATATTATCATCAGTAAATTACCTGAGGGCACTTTTGCCTTTGATACTGTGTCTGCAGAGGATGTAGCCAGTTTGGCGGCCAGACATGTTTACAATAAATTTGAACGAAACATAGAACAAACAATTAATCAAGAAATTGCAGCCTATGGAATACGAGATTCGCTGGAAAACAAGATCAATGAGATTATTAAACGAGCAGTAGATACCTATGTTTACAACAACCCCACCAATCAAAGCTACTATGAAAACACGGTATTGGGCGGGCTAATAACAAGTTTTAATAAACAAACAGATGAATTTGTCACCACACTGCGAAACATTGTACAACAAAAAGTTTTAGATAACCTTAACCATGCAGTAGCACAAATTAATGTCATTGATACCATAAAAGAACAAAGCGGTCGTATACTTTATGATATTATTGCACGAAACGGCCTAACATTTCCAAATAATAGTGTGCCTGGTTCAGCAGTAGACACTGGTTCGTTAAGGATCAGCGCCGATAATATCACGCAAGGTATCATACGCAATTTTCAAAGTCTTGGCATACAGGACAAAGCCAATCAATGCCAAGTCACTATTTCAGATCAACACACTGTGGTAGAAAATAAACTGGTTGCTAATTCATTGGAAATACGTGGACCTGTGAAATTCACCAATGGCATTGATCCAGTATTGGCCGATGAGCTCAGTGATTATACCTTAACCAAGTTTGAATCAAAAAATCAACAGGGTCTTTATGATAACTATGCTCAACGTGTGTTTGATCGCATACAACAAGAAGGCATAACCATTGACCACTTACGCCTAAACGGCAAGCCGTTGTTTGATAATGGTACACTTAGTTATAACGTGACCAAAAGTAATCTTCAACGTGTGGGATATCTTAAAGAATTACAGGTTCAAGGTGAAAGTTATTTGAGTTCTACCTTGTATACCAGCAATAAACGCACTGGTATTAACACCTTGGAACCCGAAATGACTCTAGACTTATGGGATCAAGAGGTTCAAATCGTAGCAGGCAAGCGTAGTCAAGATGTTGGCGTGATAGGATCACCTAGAAATCAAACTTTATTGGTTAGTACCAACAACAAAAACCAACTCAGCATCAATCCCGACGGGAGTGTAAGCGCAGATCAATTGAATATTGGTCGAGTTCGTCATACCAGTAGTTCTACCATGCCAGTGGACAACAGACCAGCCGGAGTGGTAGTATGGAATGAAAAGCCTTATATAGGTGGCCCAATTGGATGGGTCAGCTTAGGTGGGGCTCGCTGGGCCGGATTTGGTACCATAACCGAATAATTTGAGTATACAGGTTAAGCATGTTATACTACAACATGCACACAACCAGGTATTCACATGATTAACCGCATAGGCTTTGCCTGTAAATGGATTGACTACCCGAATCAAGTAGATGCAATCAAACCCAAAGACGACTGCAAACGCTACAACACAGGTTCTACCACTGTGGCTTGGCTTAATCGTCAAAGTCGCGAAGTGGCAGAACAGCGACTATGGGATCTTATGGAGCAGAACATTGAAGCTGCTAGATTGTTGGTAGAACGTGTGGGGCAACTGCCCTTAGAACGTAGAATGGTTCGCCTCAGCAGCGACCTGCTACCTGTGTTTACTGAACCAACCTGGCGGTATTTTTGGCAACAATCCGATGTACGCAATCGTGCGGAGTGGTTATTTCGCCAAGTTGGCGATGCTGCCAGATTACTTAACGTGAGATTGAGCTTTCACCCTGGGCAGTTTTGTGTGCTGGCTAGTGAATCAGACGAAATTGTGGAGAGAAGCATTGAAGAATTCGAATACCACGCAACTATGGCGGCGTGGATGGGTTTCGGCCGTCAATTCCAAGATTATAAGATTAACGTACACATCTCGGGTCGTAGGGGGCCTGCGGGCATCCGAGCAGTCCTCCCAAGACTCACCCCCCAAGCTCGCAACTGTCTTACCATTGAAAACGAGGAAATAACACATGGACTCACTGATTG